GAGGTTAATCCCTCGCAACCACCACCCCGTAGCTAGTCACTTGCCGGCCACTCCGACACACACTCTCCCCTTTGTCATTGAAGGTCTGACTGGGCATAACGCGCCTTATCGAACGCGCCCCCCAGCCACATTAAAGGCGACCGGCCGAGACAAACGGAACTGGTAAACGGGACCGCTGACACCCCCCCCATACAACCAAAGAACAGAGCGAGTCATGTTCTGGGGTTGCTTGTGACAGGGAAGGGCCGCTAAACCGCGTCCGGCGTCCTACGGCGTTAGGCCGACCAGGAAGGGAAGAGTTGATGTGTGTGGAGCACGACACACCGCGCAAACGCGCACATACTACAACAGCATTGGGCAGCTGAAGCTAGTAAGGATGCGGAGGTTCGCAAACGAGAAAGAAATTTCCATCTTCGATCTCAAACCTCGGCCCCCCTTCCGCAGGAAGGGCAGACTCCGAAAGAACGACCTCGCCACGGAGACGAGGAGTAGAAGAAGGTTGACGGACTCCGAAGCTAACTTCGGTACCGCGCCAACCCCGACGGCGTGCCTCGTGAAAGGCAGCCGAAGGTTTACAAAGGGTGCGTCGGAACGCATCCCAAGTAACAGGCTTCTGCTCGGTCTGGAAAGACCGACCGTTCAACCAAAGGTCGAATTTAACCTCGGCTCTCTCAACAGCAGTGGTATCATGCCGAAGCACGTACCTACTGTCATCAAGTCCAGAACCGGGCTGCAAAACAGCCCAGGAGCGTCTCTTAAGACGGCGCTCATACTTGAATGACTCAAGTACTCTGAGATTGAAACCAAGAGAGCTAGGTAAAACGACCCAGCGGGATCTGCTCTTCGCAAGGACGAAAGCAGACTCCCATTTATCGCCGGCTGCGTGACAAACTGCAGCTTGGTGTACATGACCCTTAAAGTCAGCGGTACCTCCACCCCTTCTAAGGTGAACAACCTCCTTCCACTTCCCACTCGCTTCTCGCAAGAAGCAAGTGGAATTAATCTCAGCGACAGACCTGAAGCGGCCGGTCTTCTGCTCATTAATGATCGCCCAGTCAGGGTAATCACTGTTGAGAACGGGAGAAGGACTGCTGATGAGGCAGTCATCGCCGTTGATTAAAATCGATGCATCCCGACCCCGAGTCGCCCACTCAGCAGCGACATAGGACTGGATACAAAGAAGAGGGAAAGAAAGGTAGGTGCCCATCATCTGACCATGTGTGACATCACCGCTGAGGGACGGTGAGGACGCATGGGGACGAAGGGAATCGTGAGCCCCGACCCGGATGGGGCCGGGCACATTTCTGCAACGCGCAAGGAGCGCGCCAAGGATGGTATCTGCTACGTCTAATCGTAAATTATCCGAAGCGCCCACCAAATCGATAGAAGTCTGCCAGTCAAAACTGCAGACTCTCGAAATGGTAGAGGCGGTTGGAGGACCAACCAGAATCCAATCCTTACCACCTAACCACGAGTAGATGCACTCGTGCAAAGGTCCAAGGGTATCCCAACGGTAAGTCGGGACACCCATGGGCCTCAACTTCCCAGCAGAAGGGACCTCCGAGAAACGGAGATCCCAACCGCCAACCCAAGAAGGAACAGGACCACCCGCCTGAACAATACCCTGGAACTCTTTGTAAGAAGAGTTAGCAGACCATTTTTCAGACGCGAACCCACGATCGTTGCGAGACGACCGCTTGGGGAAATAATTCTCGCAGAAGCGAGAATAATCCCGGTCCCATCCCAGAGGAAAGGCATCTTCGACCACCTTACGAGCAAACGCAAGATAGTCGAGGGAAGAAGAGGGGGCAGAAGGTGAGCAAGCCTTGGCAAACCAGGACTCACGAGAAGAAGGGGGGCGATGAAGGGAGCATGAGGTGGAGGGCAGGCCCTTCTTTATGGAACTGACGCTGTGCGCCAATTCCCACCTTTGCTTCCGCCCGAGGCGAGAGAAGAGAGGAAGTCCGTCGGGACCCCAACCACGCTGAACGCGAGGAAAGGGGACAGAAACCCGAGAGGGACCAGGAGGAGAGAGAAGAAAAAGGAGATACTTGCCAAGATCGGCAGAACTCAAGCACGGTAACTCGCCTTTCCCTAGGGAAAAGCGCAACCGAATAGTCTTGAGGGCTGACCCTATGGTCTCCTCAGTATCTGCCGCTATACGGCGACAGATACAGCGAACCCCACCACCGCAAGCGGTTTGACGTGGGGCAAGACGCGGCGGACAAAGTCCATCGTGCAGCATATTCCGAAAGAAAAGAATATGTGGGTAGACTCAATCGAG